AAATACAAATACAAATACAAATACAAATACAACTACAACTTAATAATACCAAAGAGTCTCTCTAAGAAATGAATAGGTGAATAATTTTTGTTAATTGAATTATTTTCGTATAAATTATTCAATAAATACGCTTTGTAGTTATTTGTTTTAATAAAATCCAAAACTTTTGAAAATACTACATTTGTTGTATAAAATATAGTTCCTGCAACAAAAAAATTATCTATATTAATTTTTGTTACATTTACACTTAATAAGTCTTTATTGAAAACATCTTGGGTTATATGTTGATAATAATTTCCAATACAGTTACATTTCGTATTAACTTTTGTTATTAATTGAGTCAATGGACAAGATAATAAATAATTTGTAAGTTCTTCATAAGATTCCTTACCTTTTGTATGTAATTTTATAATATGTTTAAATTCATGTGTTTTAAGAATGTCACTGTACATTAACAAGGTAGGTGTAATGTCTGTTCCATACTCTTTACAAAAATAGATTGCGTAAAAATCAAAATGATCTTTAATTAATTTTTTTATACCTGAAAATTGATCTAAATTTTTAACATTAATGTTAAAACAGAATGAAATATTTATATTTTTTTGAATTTTTTTATATTGAATAAGTTTATTAATTAAATTTAACCCTTTTTCAAGATTACCTACGTAAACTAATACTAATAAATCATAGTTATCATTTAAATAATCATATTTTTTATCAATAGATATATCAAGAAAATATTCAAAATTTACATTATAAATATAATTGTTAACAAAATTCTGAATTGGTAATATTGAGTTATTATAATATATATATATGTTGTTTAAATAATTGTAAAAAGATACATTCGGGAAAAAATTTGTTATTTGTTTTGGATGATAAATATATCCATGCAATCCTATGGTATTGAAATGTTTTAATGCTATTAACTTATTTATATATTCAATATTGTTTAATGTACAAAAAAAAACAAGATCAATGTCAAAAGCATTTGGTTTTTGTTTTGTTTCATTAAATAATTCTGGAAGTTTTAAAAATTTTAAATAATATTTAACATCACTTGCAGGTGTATATGAATAAAAATTAAATTTTTTCAGGATATGACTTTTCCATTTATCATTACAACTCCAAATTCTATGACAACCAAAACTATTTGGGTTGAATATTGATTCAGATGAAAACTTGCATGCAGTATCCCAATCAGATACATCTCCAATACTATATTGTTGTAAATTTTTTGAAAAATATACATCTTCAGGAGGAGTAGTTAATTTATGAAGTTTCATATATTCTTTTGTAGAAGATCCTAATTCAAGTTGATCAATCGGACATTTATTAATAACTTCAATCATTTTCGCTTTTGTTCTTAAACTTAATCCACCATTACCAACACAGTTAGGAGTATCATTAGATGTTTTTAAAAAAGGAGCACCAACAAAGTCATAATTCATAAAATCTTGAATATTATCTTTAAAAATTAATGAATCTTCTTGGTAGATTAAAATTTTTTCACCATAGATTAAATCCCAAAACTCTTTGGTCATCAAAAAATCAGAATATTGTTGTTGAGTCATATTAACATGATTCAATTTAATAACTGTAATATTTTCAGAAATTTTTTGAGAAATATTTTTACATAAATGATAATTTAAGTTGCCACATATTATGGTATAACTCCATTTTGATCCTAATTTTTGTATTGCATTTCTTATAATAAATTCTATATGTGGTAATATTCTAAATTCTACAATCACAGCTTCATAAAAACTTTTTTTTTTAATAGTAAAACTTAATGGTATATGTTTCATAAAATTATTTAATTTAAAACATAATCTTCTATAGTTATTTATAGGTGTATTTTCGTAAGTTGTTGAATTATTTTCTTTTAAAAATTCTTTGAAAGATAATACTTCAAATGTAATTTTAGACATTTATTTATCTTAATAAATTAAAATATACAATTTTAATTTATTAAACTTTTACACAATTATTTTCTTACTTTTTGTTTAATTTTGTTTAACTATTTATACTCCATTCCGGAAAATATTTATCAAGATCTTCTTTTGTAATTCTACGGTTCACTCTTATTTTATATAATTTTTCTAGATTTTTATCATACTTATCATTAGGTCTTTTAGAATATTTTGCTTTTTTTCTATATTCGTTGTAAGGTGTAATTGTGTTTAATGGGGATACATAATAATAAGCAAGCGACTTACGATAAATATTATTCGGACATACTATTTTATCTGGTACACCATGCCATGATATATCATTCGTTTTAAATATAATAGCACGATTGAATTTAACATTTGTTTTTAAAACACATTCAGTTATATCTTCATTCCACAACTCATTCGCTCCATTCCATTCACTTTTCCATTCTTTTGATAAAAATAAAATAATATTGATTCTTCTTTCTTTACCTGAATAGGGATGTTTTTCATAGTCAAGATGTATATTCAATCTTCCATTGGTAGAATGGCTATGTAATCCTGCGCCATGTAAATATTCATCATATTCTAGTTCATGAATATCAGTTAATTTTTGAATTTTATCAATAAACATTTGGGTAGACAAAATATAAAAATAATTTTTTAGATCTTCTGGTAAAATGTTTATTTCATCAAATGCATATTTTACTTCAATAGGGTTTTCATATTTATACCAATTTTCATAATTATTTGGAAATAATTCACTTAACTTTTCTGCATATTCATCACTTAAGAAATTGTCTATTACAATATTTTCAAATGGTTTTGCGTTTATAAATTCTGATTTTAAGTTTTCAACATTATTTATCCAATCACCAAAAAAATGATTAATATTTAATTTATTGATTTTTTCTAAATACACTTGATCTATTTTAATATTTTCATTATTTTCACTATTTTCATATATCATAATTTTAGCTACTAATATAAACATATATTAATTTATTTTAACCATGTACCTGTAAACCGATGTTTTACAAATGTGTTTTTTGTATGCGGAACAGTTCCTCCACTCCCAGAACAAAAAAAATCCGTAGGAAATATTGCGATACTATTTTTAAATGAATCATTTTCTTTTAAAGATTGATTGATCATTTTAGTAAAAAATAAAGGACCTGTTCCATTAATTACTTGAAAATGATATTTTTGGTTATTTTTATTTAATTCTAAATTTTTCAAATTTTCTAAACTATTTTTGTAACAATGTAAAAATAATTTCTGTTTTTTTTTTTATCCTATAAACCATTGACATATTCCTATATTATTGTCTACCCATTTATTTTTTTCTAAATCATTATTTATCATACTTGAATTCCATACTTTATCATACTCATATCCTGTAATTATATTTGTATTTTCAGTCATATATTTATGACCTAAACATTTATAACTGACAACTTCGTTATTTATCTTGATAACATGATAGTTGTTACATGGATTTTCATAAAAATCACATACTGAATTCATTATTTTTTTATTTTTTGAATATACATAAAAATTATTATTATCATCACCATGAAAATGTACATGATTGAGTTGATTAATATGTTTGATGGGTTCGCAGTCCATATCAAAATAGTATCCACCACGTAAATATAATATCAAATATCTAAAAATATCTGCTAAGGTAGCTCCAATTTCTATTTTTTTAATAAAATCCAAGTTTTTTTTATCAAACATTTCAATGATTTTATAAATATCATCGTTGTCATAAATGATAATTTTATAGTCACGATACATTTCTTTAATTTTATCTAAACATTGTATCCATATTGGATTAGTTATACTTTGCTTATTTTTACATGTAAGATGTATAAGTTTTGGTATATTATTATTATCACAGTCTAGTACATTAATATCTTTATTAAACTCGTTTATTTTTTTAATTTGTTTTTTATACAAATATTCCATAACATCTTTTAAACTTTTCTCGTAAGTGTAATTTTTATCAAAAACTATTTTTTTATTATAATGTTCTTTTGCTAATTTATCAATTGTTTTCATAATATAATATAATTATATTTAATCATATAATAAAATTATCATTATTATATAAAAGTATTCAGTTTATTACTTTATCACTTTATCACTTTATTACTTTATCGCTTTATTACTTTATCGCTTTGTTTTACAATAACACTATGATTAATAATAAATTAATCTGTACATTCAATTAAATCTTTGATTCCTTTCATAAAACTTATATTTATCTTCCATCCTAACTGTTTAAGTTTACCGTTACTTATATAGTATCTTTTGTCGTTAAAAGGTCTATCAGAAATGTATTCAATCCATTCATTGTAATCCTCTGTTTTTTTAATTTCTCTAATTAAAATTTCTGCAATTTGTATTACACTGTATTCCATTTTTTCATCACAACCTATATTATAAATTTCTCCAATTTGTCCTTTTAGTAATATATGTTCAAATGCTTCACATGTATCAGTTACATGTAAAAATGCTCTCACACAACTTCCATCACCTTGAATAGTGACTTTTTTATTATTTTGTAAAAGTTGAATAAAACGAGGAATTAGCTTTTCAGGATATTGATTTGGACCATAGACATTATTTCCTCTTGTGATAATAATAGGCATATTATAACTATGGTTGTAAGATTGTACTAATAATTCAGCACCTGCTTTTGTTGCAGCATATGGATTTGTAGGACATAAAATAGATTGTTCTGTTTTTTTTTCTTCTGTGGATTCCAACATAGATTCTCCATATACTTCATCAGTAGAAACATGAATAAACTTAACAAGATTTTTATTATACAAACGATTTATTTCAAGTAAGTTGTGTGTACCAATAATATTATCTTTTGTGTATTCCAATGATTCATCAAATGAATTCTGAACATGTGACTGAGCTGCAAAATGAATAATATGTGTTATTAAATTTGTTTTAAATATTGCCTCTAGGGTTTCATAAGATTGCAAATTTCCTTTGATAAAAAAATAATTATTAGAATTTCTAACTTCTTCATCTACATTGTTTTCATTGGCACAATAATAAAGTGCATCAAAATTAATTATTTTGACACTGGGATATTTTTTTGAAAATAAATTAATGAAATTAGACCCTATAAATCCAGCACCACCTGTTACAAATAAACATTTAATATTGTCAACAAGGTTGTTATCAAATAAACTATTTGATAGTGATGTATAACTAGTATTAATTTTCATTAATATAGTATAATATAATTAAAAAATTTTTCATTCTAATTTTGTATTATAAAATGATTAATACACAAAAATTTTAATTCTAAATAAAATATTTTGCCATTTGTAGTCCTTTTCGTTTAAATTCACATTTTATATAAAAATCTTCGTTATTTTCTAAACAATCTAAAATTATTTTATAACATTTTGCATTTTTTGCAATTTCAGTGATTTTTTTAATCAATGTTTTTCCTAGATTTGCACATCTGTATTTTGGATCTACTACTACATCTTCAATGTGAGCAACTTTTCCCATGTTATGAATAATTTTATCTTCTATGAATAGAGTAACTGTTCCTACTACTACATTATTAATGGAATCTTCCAAAACATACACTGCATGAGAATCATTTAACTTATCTACAAATGCAGTAAATGTATTCACATCAATTTTTTCAGGATTTACCGTTGTTAAATGTTCTAATAGTTGTAAATAATTTTTATTAAAATCATTTTTTTCTAATTTTCTGAAAATCATTTTTTCCAAAAGTGTCATACAAATAATCTTATTTATAGATATAGTTATTTATATAAGTCGTTTT